TAGAAAACAATTTAAGATTTACAAATAAATAAAGGAGGGCATTATGCCAGTAACAATACATGGAAAAGAATATAAGACAGTAGCTGAGAGATTAGCTGAATTTCACAAAGACATTGTTGATCATAAGTCAATTATAACTGAGATTATTCAATTCAAAGATGGAATAGTTGTAGTGAAGGCAGTAGTTAAAATAGGTGAGAATGTTTTTTGTGGTCATGCCTATGAAGATATAGGATCTTCAAAAATCAATGAAACAAGTGCATTAGAGAATTGTGAAACATCTGCAATAGGCAGAGCATTAGCAAGTTCAGGATATGCAGGAACTGAATTTTGTTCAGCAGATGAACTGGTTACTGCTTTAAATAAGCAAAATGCACCTTCTAAGCCTCAAAAAGTTGATTTATCTGATGATAATTGGAGAGATTTAACAATAGGATATAAGGCAGAAAAGAAAAAAGATCTTACTTGGAAAACAGCAGAGGAAGAAGATTTGATTTGGATTGTAGAAAGTGGTCCTGATAAATGGAAACCTCTTGCTAAAGAAGAACTTAATTTAAGAAGCCAAGAAAGAATCAATAGAATAAAAAAAGAAGCTGCTACAGAAGAAGCAGATGAATTGTTTGCATAATGAGTAAGAAAGAAGAACTGCATATCTTGTGGGGATTAGTGACAAGAATCAATAATATGGTCTTTGGATACCAACCAAGAGGAAGGGATTATAGACCTAGAAAAAGAAGGAGAAAAAGATGAGTGAAAAAAACAAACCAAGAGATGAATTTGATTATTCAGGTAAATTCTTTGATAAACTATATTCTAAATATTCAGCAGTAGCTATTAAGAAGGTAGAAAACAGGGTAGATATAATTGAAAAAAATTATAGCATACAAAGCATGAATATTGCAGATACTTACAAAGCAGTTATGTGGGAAATCTTTGAAATTGATAGAAGACTCAAGGAGATTGAAAAGTGCATGAAAATCAAAGAATAGTAAAAAATAACTGAGAGGGAAAAGTTCTGGGTTACAATTTAAAAGGAGAAAAAGATGATAGTAATATTAATTGTTTCACTTGTATTAAATGTATTGTTTCTAATTAAACTAAAATGGACACTTGATAAACTTCATAGAGTGTTAGGGAGATAATATGACATTCAATGATAGAGGCTGGGATAGACCTAAATTAATCTCAATTAAAAAACAATTTATTGAAGAAGCATATTTATATTCATTTAAATCAAGAGAGTTTACTTCAAACAGGCATGATTTTCATGAAGGTGGAATAAATGCAAAACAAAGAAAAATGTATGAAGGTAAATTAGGAGAAAAAATATTTAAACAATTCCTGATAGACAATAACATTGATTTTACTGAAGATTCTTCTCATCATACTGAAGCAGATAAATATGACTTTATCATCAATGAAGATTTATTGGTTGATGTAAAAACAAGAACAAAAGATTTTCATACTAGAACACTTGAGATGGTGGAACAATTCAATAAGAATCCAAAACATATTTATATATCTGTGCGATTATATGTTGAAGATAAAAATGGATTTATTATTGGCTGGGTTGGGAGAAGTGATATTAAAAAAATAAATAGAATAGAGAATAATGGGTATTTAGATAATTATGTTATTTATGATAATGAATTAAGGGATATGAATACTCTAATGGACAACATAAGAGTGTTGGGGAGATAATATGAATCAGGCCCTTGAGAGAAGAAAGGCTTATGGTAGAATAGGTGAAAAATGTTTTGAAAGATTCTGCTCAGTTAATAATATATTCTTTAAGCAGTTTGGAATAAGTAATGAAGAAGGCTTTAATATGGGCAAGGACACTTATTTCAAGATCCCTAAATTGATTCAATGTTCACCTGATTATTTTATGATTAAAAATAAGTTTCATTTTGTTGAATGTAAAATGGCAGATAAACAAACTGCATCTCATGTAAAAATAAAAGACCATGACTTAAAGTATTACAAACAATGGTCAAGTGTTGGGAGTTTGCTGTTTTACATTTATGATGATACCCACAAGGAATCTTTCTTAATTGAGTTGTGTTATATTGAGCAGCTATTTGAACATGGAGAACTTGAGGCTGGGTATTACCCTGAGAATAATAAAATGTTTTATATGATACCAATGGATAACATAAGAATGTTTGGGAGGAGAATATGAAGAATAAAACTTTACAATATGTTGAATGGATTAAAACTAAACAATGTCTTATATGTTATAAAGACAACCCTGATCCTCATCATCTTCAGGCAATTGGTATGGGAGGTAATCGTAAAAAACCTACACCTAGACATTATTCTTGTATCCCATTGTGTAGGCTACATCATAGTGAATTTCATTCTAAAGGGAAAACAGATTTTGAGGATAAATATATAATTGATTGTTGGAAAGAAGCTTGGAGATTATTAAGAGAATGGATATGTGTTAAACTTTTTAATTATTAAGGAAATATTTGTTAAGTTTGGGTTAAGGTTAAAAAAGGAGATTAATTATGAGCAAACGTTTTATTGATACATCAATATGGGGTAAGAGATGGTTTAGGGAGTTCCCACCAAAAATGAAGTTATTTTATTTCTATTTATTAACTAATTGTGATCATGCAGGAATGTATGATGTTGATTTAGAATTAGCTGAGTTTCAAATAGGAATGCCTGTTAAACAAGAAGATGTGGACAAGTATTTAAAAGACCACATTGAGGTAATAAAAGATGATAAGTGGTTTTTAAGAAAGTTTGTTGATTTTCAGTATGGTATATTAAACCAAAATGTAAAAGCACATGCTAGTGTTATGAAAATATTAGATAAATATAACTGTTTAGAAACTGTTTCAAACAGTTTAAATACTGTATCTAGTACAGTTCAAGATAAGGACAAAGATATAAACATAGATAAGGTTAAGGATAAGGAGAAAGATATGAATCCAGCATTATTAAAAGTAAGTGAAAAACAAAAAAAGACAATAGGTTATAGAAGAACTATATTTTTAAGAAAGGTAAGTGAGTTTGCAGAAGAATATGATAAAGAGATGAGAATTGATTTTGCTGATTATTGGACAGAATCAGGTGGTAATAAAATGAGATTTGAGAAGGAAAAAGTGTTTGATGTTTCTAAGAGGTTAGCAAGGTGGAGTAAAAATAACTTCAATAAGAAAGATGAAACTGGTAAGTTTAAGTTAGATGCTACAGGAAATTCTTACATAGGATATTGTAGCAAATGTAGAGTATCAGATTTTTTCAATAAATGGGAATTACAAAACCTTGATAGTAGATGTTGTAAAGTAAAGATAATTCCAGTTAGAGAGGATAAATGAAATCAGGCTGGAAAGCAGCACAAGGAAATGAAGATGCAGATCTAAAGATTATATCTCTAGGAATGGGGGTACAATCTACTGCTGTATATTTAATGAGTTCTATGGAATACAAATTGCCCAGAGCAGATTATGCTGTCTTTGCTGATCCACAAGCAGAACACCCTAAAACTTATAAATTATTAGAATGGTTGCTTGATTGGAAAAAGAAAAATAATGGGATAGAGATCATAGTAAATAAAGAGGAGAATTTATATACAGATATTAAAAGTGCATATAAAAACAATACTAGAGTGGTTTCTATTCCTGCACATACACATAAAAATGGAATAGTAAGAAGGCAATGCACAGAAACTTATAAGATAAATCCTGTTATAAAAAGTGTTAGAAAATTACATGGATTAAAGCCTAGAAAAAGAATGAAACCAACAGAACTTTGGCTAGGAATATCTACTGATGAGATTCAAAGAATGAAAGAATGTTGGAAATATAATATAGATTATTTTTATCCATTGATTTATCACAATATGAGTAGGGCAGATTGTATGAATTTTTTTAGAGAGAATAATTTTCCAATTCCTGTAAAATCTAGTTGTGTGTTTTGTCCATTCCACTCTGATAAGTTTTGGAGATCTTTAAAAATAGAAAATGGGAGTGCTTGGAAGATGTCTGTAGAAATAGATAAAATTATAAGACAACACCCTAAAATGAAACAAAGACAATATCTTTCAAGACATTGTAAACCTTTGGATCAGATAGATTTTCAAGAGAATCAGACAGATTTGTTTGTAGAAGAATGTGAAGGCTATTGTGGTCTTTAGAAATTGAGGGGAGTGTCCTTAACCTTTCAAATCCCTACACTCTCATAGGGTTTGATCTCCATGCTCCCCTCAGTTAAATGTAATAAATGTGGAGAAAATAAATCTCAAGATAAGTTCTATAAAGTTTCAGGATATGTAATCAGGACCTGTCATAAATGCTATATAGAAATAAGAAAGAAAAGGAGCAAGGAAATTGCTAGAAGAAAAAAGGAAGCTAAATGGTTTTGAGTGAAAGATACAAAGTAGAATCTATAAAATCTCAAGAAACCTATGACTGGTTATTACATAAACATTATGCTAAAAGAATACCATCTATTTCTTATTCTTTTGGGTTATTCAAAAATAAAATATTAGAGGGTGTATGTACTTTTGGTATGCCACCAAGTCCAAATTTATGTGAAAGTATAGCAGGGGAAAAATATAAAGATAAAGCTATAGAATTAAACAGGCTATGTGTTAATGAAGGTTTGCCTAAAAATTGTCTATCTTTTTTTGTTAGCAAAGCACTTAAAATAATAAAAGATTATGACATTGTTATTAGTTTTAGTGATATAAATATGGATCACAATGGGTATATATATCAGGCTTGTAATTTTTTATATACAGGAAAAACAAGCAATAGAAAACAATTAATAGATAAACATGGTAATGAATTTCATTTTAGAAATGTAGGACACATTCAGAAAAAGTTAAATGGTAACAAAAATACAAAGCATAGAAAAAGAAGATTAAATGAGGATAGTTT